CGGCGTCTGCGCGCGGCGGGGGTCAACGGCGGCGAGGGGTCGTTCGACGTCCACGCCTTCGCCCGGTCGCGCTATGACGCAGGTTCGCGGATCGAGACGGCAGAGGATCACGCGGGCCGGATCGGCGGCGCAATCGAGGCGGCGCTGGCCGACAACCGGATTGCGCTGGAAGGTGGCGGCACGGTGCGGATCGAAGTCACCGACATGCGGCTGCTCGAGGATGACACGCCCGATGCCTATCACTGGTTCGCGCAGGTCAACTGGCGCGCTCTGGCATCCTAGGCCGCGCCGTGCTAGGCTGGCCGTGTGTCAGACCCCATTCTGCTTGCACTGTTTCGCCAGCTTCTGCGCCAGGGCGTCCTGTCAGACATGGACGTCCAGGCGATGGCGATAGACCTTGAGCGCGAGGGCCATGCCGACCTTGCCCACAGCGTCAACGTGACCTTCATCGAGGCGCACCTGAACCCCGACGGCACGGTGCCTGACGGCGGTAACGAGGGCTAGCCCCGCGCCCTAACGTCCCATGCGAACCGTTACGCATGGGAGCCAGCGTCAATGTCCGTCCCCAACGAAGCCGATTTTGCCATCATCAAGATTGGTGACGGCGCCACCCCGACCGAAGCCTTTGCCGTCACCTGTGGCATTCAAGACGTCAATATCAATCAGGCCGTGGGGACGCAGGACCGCTTTGTCCGCGATTGCACCAAGCCCGGCGAAATCCCGAACCGCAAGGTCAAGGCAACCGGCAAGTCGCTCGACGTTACTGGCTCTGGCCTGATCGATAAGGCGCAGATCGCGATCTACAATTCCGCGCTGGGCGTGACGAAGAACTACAAGATCGAGGTCTATCAGGACAACGGCACCGACGCGGGCACCCTGCTTGGAACCTTTGCCGGTTCATTCATGATGACCGCCTCGAACCAGTCGATCCCGCGCGAAGGGACTGCCTCGGCGGAAATCACGCTTGCCAATCATGGCGCGTGGACCTGGACGGCGGCTTGATGGTGAGGCGTGGACACCGCGATCACTCGGGACTTCGCTGACGGGGTCTACCGCTTCTGGCTGCCCATGCCGCAGGTCATCGCCGCCGAGCGCGAGATGGCCCGCCGCGATGCCGATGGCGCGCCGCAGCCGCACTCCATCTTCACCGTGTTCCACGAGCTTGGCGCGCACCTTGGCCAGCTGGGCGACGAGACGGTCCTGACCGGGCCGAGCCCCGCGCTGCTGGACGATGCCCATGCCATCATCCGTAACGCGCTGGCTGGCGGAGCGGATGGCTATGTGAACGGTGCGGCGGTGGCGGTGAATGGCTCCATGGCGCGCGAGCTGGTCGCCGTCTACTGCTATCCGGCACGGCCTGCGATCCACGACCTTGGCCTCGCATGGGAAGTCCTGCGCGCGGCGATCTACGGGATCGACCCCAAGGCTACCGGCTCAAAAAAAAAGGACGGGGACGCCGTCGCCCCGCCGCCTTCGTGAAGGGCATGGTCATCGCCAACTGCGGCGCGATGGGCCTCGATTGGGAGCGCCTGTCGATGTCCGGCTACCTCGAGGCGATGGCCGCGCGTTCGGGCGATCAGGACAGCGGCGCGCCGGAAATCAGCCCCGCGCTCAAGCGGTTCATGGCAGCCCATCAGGGGGAGGTGTAGCCCATGCCGCAGGTTGATCCGGTCATCCTCGAGCTTAAGGCACAGGTCGACGGCTACATCGCCGACATGAAGAAGGCCCAGCGCCACACCGACGACAAGCTCGACGCGATTGAGAAGAAGGGCTTTCAGATGGGCCAGAAGGTCAAGGCCGGGTTCTCGATGATGACTGCCGCCGCCGCCGCATTTGCCGCATCGGCTGCGGTCAACACGGTAATGCAGGCCATCAAGTCCGGGCTCGACTATGCGAGCGCCCTTGGTGAAGTGGCCCAGCAGGTGGGCGTCACCACCGATGCACTGCAATTCTACCGCTTCGCGGCTGGGCAGTCTGGCCTTGCCACGGAGGAAATGGACAACGCGCTGGCCCAGTTGACCCGCCGCGCTGGCGAAGCTGCAAACGGGACAAAGGCCCAGGCCGAAGCGTTCGAGAAGCTGGGTATCTCGGTCAAGGATGCCAACGGGAACATGATCCCCACTGGCGACCTGATCCCGAAGATCGCGGAAGGGCTGAAAGGACTGGAAAGCCCTGCTGAGCGCGCCGCCGTGCTGGTCGACCTGTTCGGCAAGTCTGGCCAGAAGCTCGAGCCGATGCTCACGGGCGGGGCAAAGGGCGTCAATGACCTGGCGGATAGCTACCGCAAGATGGGCACGGCGCTGACGCCCGAGCAGATCAAGAATGCCGACGAAGCAGCGGACGCGATTGGCAAACTGCAACAGCGCCTGCGTGAGCGCATCGCCGGGATCGTCGGTGACAACTCCGCTGCGATTATCGAGTTTGCGAACAACCTAAACGACCTTGCCGACAAGGCCGAGCGCGCATTCAAGGCGCTGCAATCTCTGGCCAACACCCCGCTGGGCAAGCTTGGCGGCAAGGCCATAGGCTACGCCTACGAATACAGCCCGATCGGATTGTCGCTGAAAGGCCTGAACCAAGGCGCTGAGCTTTATATGCCATCCGGCGGCGGTGGTGGACGCGCGCCGCTGCCCGGCAAGAAGACGGCAAAGCAGAACCTGTGGACGGGGGCACGGGTCGGAGTCCCCTCAGCGATTGCCCGAACCAACCGGATGTCCGAGGGTGGCGGCGACCTGTTCGCTGGCGCGCTGGGCGGAAAGCCGCTGCTCGACATCGGCACGGCCACCGCCTCGGTCGCCAAGCTGACCGGCGATCTCGAACGGCTCTCGGTCGACCTTGCCCTCGCCGAAGCGGACCTCACCGGCAACGTGCGCCAGCGCGCCGAGGCCGAGAAGCGCCGGATCGATTATGACGCCGCGCAGGAAGTCGAGCGGATCAACGCATCCGACACGCTGACCCAAGCCGAAAAGGACAAGGCCGCCGCGCTGCAAGGTCAGATCGCCACCGCCCGCAAGGCGCTGGTGGACAACCGCGCCGCCGAAGACATTGCCCGCCAACAGACCGAGGCGCGCGAGGAAAGCCTGCGATTCGAACTCGACGCGCTTGAGGCAGAGCGCGATGCCGCCACACACCTTGGAGAGCGCAACGCCATCGAGCAGCGCATCCTCGAATTGCAGCAGCAGGAGGAGGCCGCGCGGCTTGAGGCGGCAATCGCCGCTGGGCAGATCGCCGATGCATCGCAGGCCCGCGCGCAATTGTCCCGCAAGCAGAGCGCCGAACGCACCGGACTTGCCAAGGGGCAGCAGGGACCAGGCGCGGCCTATCTCGACAGCCTGCGGATGGACGCGGCGGAACTCAACGCGGCCTACGAGGACGTGGCGGCCAGCGGCCTGCGCAGCCTCAACGATGGGCTGACCGAGGCGATCATGGGCTCGCGCTCGATGGGCGACGTGTTCAAGAATGTCGCCAACCAGATCATTGCCGACCTGATCCGGATCGCGGTCCAGCAGGCCATCATCAAGCCGCTCGCTGAGAGCCTGTTCGGCGGTGGCGGTGGGGGCGGCGGCCTGTTCGGCGGCATCGGCTCGGTTCTGGGCGCGGCGACCGGCCTGTTCGGGCGCGCGGGCGGCGGCTACGTCGCGCCGGGACAGGTCTACCGCGTCAACGAGGCGGCATCCGCTGGCCGGGTCGAGGCCTTCATGTCGCGCGACGGCGGCACGATCATCCCGCTCGGCCAGATGAACGCGGCGATTGGCGGAGGCGGATCGACCGTCGTCCAGAACTTCCACCTCGATGCGCGCGGCGCGGTGATGACGCAAGACCTCGTGAACCAGATCAACTCGATGGGCCAGCGCGCGGCAGAGGCAGGCGCGCGCGGTGGTCATGCGCTTGCCACCCGCGACATTGCCCAGATGCGGAGGCCCAAGCTGTGAGCCAGATCACTGTCCCCAACTATGACGACATGATCCTGACCGGGCTGTCCCTGTCCGCGCCCGCGCAGGTCAACCGCTCCAAGTGGACTGGCGCGCGCAAGGTTGTCGGGATGCCGGGGATCGAGCTGTGGAATGGGCAGATCACGATCGACACGCAGGCGACCGAGGAAGCCGAGCGGCCATGGCGCGCGTTCCTGTTCGCCCTGCGCGGCCCGGTCAATTGGTTCAAGTGGATGCTGCCTTGCGCCACCCATGCCGGATCCAAGCCGACCGTCGCATCGGGAGCATCGAACGGTTACGCGCTGCCGCTGGCGGGCCTATCGCCAAGCACGACCATTCTCAAGGCCGGGCAGTTCATGACTGTCCCGCTGCCGTCCGGGGCCTATCGCACCGTCTGCCTGACCGATGACCTGGTCTCGAATGGATCAGGCACGGCGACGGCCAGCTTCGTCCCCGCACTGGGCGAAATCCCGGCGACTGGAGCAACGGTCGAAACCAAAGACCCCTTCATCGCCTTCTCGCTGGTCCAGTCTGACCAAGGGTTCAGCTACGGCGATGGGCTGGCCGGCACTTCATTCGACGTGGAGGAAAACCGGTGAGCCTGCCCGACGCAACAGCCATCGCGGCGCTGCAAGCCGACATCATCAAGCCGGTGTTCTATGCCTTCCTCGACATCGCGGGTGGGCAGGTGCGCTGCAACACCTCTGGCGCGGATGTGGTGCCCAGCGGTACCGGAGATACCGACCTCGACGGCAAGACCTTCACCGGGATCAATGCCGCCTTCATCGACATCGGAGAGGTATCCTATCGGCAGGGCGGATCGGAGAGCGTTACCGCGACCCTGTCCGGTATCCCGGAGGTGGATTCCGCCAGCCTCGCCCTTCTTGCCAATCCGGCCAATTGGCGCGGACGGGATGCACGGCTGTGGCGCGTGATCCGCAATGCCGCCAACGTCCAGCAGGGCGGATTCCATGCCTACTACACGGGCCGGATGACCGGCCTTGAGCATTCAGCCGACGAGAATGGGCAGACCATCACGGTCACTATCGAGAGCTACCTCGCCGTGTTCTCCGAGGCGTCGAACCGCACCTATCTCAGCCAGGACCAGTTCGACAGTGGCGACCTGTCTGCGCGCGCTGCCGTCGCCATCGCCAACGGAAACTACACCGGCGCCGTCACCAATTCGGGCTATTCCGGCGAGGTCGGCGGTTACAGCCCGGGCATCGCCAACCTGTTCGGCGGGGGAATGCCATGACCGCCCGCCTGCCCGATTGGGAACGGAGGCTGAACGCATTCCTCGCCCAGCCCTTTGCCTTCGAGTGGGGGGTGATGGACTGCGCCCTGTTCGCCTGTGCGGCGGTCGAGGCGCTGACGGGGGAGCATCCCTACCCCGAGTTCCTGGGCGTCTACTCCGACCGGATCGGCGCGGCCAAGGCTTTGCGCGAACTGGGCAAGGGAACGCTTGAGGCGACATTCAGCCAGAAGTTCGATGCGGTGCCGCCCGGCTTCGCGCGGCGCGGCGATATCGTCATGGCCACCGGCGGCGCGATGGGCGTCTGTGTCGGCGCGGCTGCCGTGTTCCTCGCCGAAGAGGGCGGGCTGATCCGCCTGCCCCGCGCCACCTTCACCCATGCATGGAGGATTGGCTGATGCCGCCGATTATCGCCGCCGTCGCCGCCATCGGTTCCGCCATCGGCGGGATTGTCGGGATCGGCAGCCTTGGCGCGCTGGCCGTCGCTGGCACCTCGATGCTCTCGGTCGGCCTTGGCGCGCTGGCCATCGGCACCGCCGTGCTTGTCGGCCAGTCAGTCCTGTCCGGCAAGCCCAAGGTCACCAACAGCAAGGAAAACCTCGAGCGGCTGCGCGCCTCGATCGATCCGCGCACCCCGCGCAAGACCGTGGTTGGCAAGACCGCGCTCGCCACAGACATTCGCGATGAGGAGTTCACCGACAGCCAGGCATACTTCCACCGCTTCATCGTGGTCGCCAGCCACAAGGTCCACGCGATCAGCGAAATCTGGTTCGACGACAAGCTGGCGTGGTCGGTTGGCGGGGGCGTGGCGTCCGAGTTCTCTGGCTATCTCTGGGTCACTCCGATCCTCGAGGGTAATTCGGGCAACGCGATCAACATCAGCGCGCGCATGGGGACGACCCGGCGCTACACCGGGTGCGCCTATGTCCACCTGAAATACAAGCTGACCGGCAACAGCAAGAAAACCGACAGCCCGTTCGCGCAGTCGATCACCACCCGGATCACCATTCGCGGCGATGGGGCGGCGGTCTACGATCCCCGCCTTGACAGCACCGTGGCGGGCGGATCGGGCAGCCACCGCGCGAACGATCAGACGACCTGGACGTGGGATGACGATGCATGCCGCAACCCGGCGCTGGCCTTGCTGTTCTACCTGCTGGGCTGGGAGATCAACGGCAAGCTGGCGGTGGGCAAGGGCATCCCGGCCAATCGCATCGACCTTGAGAGCTTCGCGGTAGCCGCCAACATCTGCGACGAGATGGTCGATGACGGGGCCAGCGGGACCGAACCGCGCTATCGCTGCGACGGGGTGTGGAGCGAGGGGGATTCTCCTACCACCGTGATCGATATGCTCAAGGCGACGATGAACGCCGACCTTGACGATGTGGACGGCAAGCTGCGCCTGACCGTGTTCCACAACGACCTCACCGACATTGCCGCCGACTTCACCGCCGACGATGTGCTGGGCGCGTTCAAGTGGCGGCCCGCGACCCCGCTGCAAGAGAGCTTCAACGTGGTTCGCGGGGTCTACACCGACCCGTCCGACAACGCGCTTTATCAGCCGGTCGATTATCCCGAGGTCACAGAAACCAGCCCGGACGGGATCGAGCGCGTGTTCCCCATGGACCTGCCGATGGTCGAGCGCGCCAGTCAGGCCCAGCGCCTCGCGTCCGGTGTGCTGAAGCGCCAGAAGTTCGGCGGCACCTTCGAGGCCGAGTTTCAGGCGACGGCATGGGCGGTGCAGAAGAACAGCGTCGTCACCCTGACCTTACCCAAGCTGGGCTTCGCGAACAAGCTGTTCCGCGTGGCCGAGATGAGCCTGCGCGTGGACGGCGTGGTGCCGCTGGTGCTGCGCGAGGAAGACGCGGCGATCTATGACGCGCCGTCGCTTACCGCTGCTATTGCCCCGGTCGACACGACCCCGCATGATCCGGCGCTTGATCCGATCATTGACGCGATCAACAGCGCCGGTTCTGGATATACCGGCTATCTGACCAACGAGGCGCACACGGTTGCGGCGGCATCGGACGGCACCGTGTCCAGTTTCACCGGGTCGGGCGGCGAATTCATCACATGGCTGGACGGGACCGAACTGACCAGCGGCGTGACCTATGCCGTCCAGTCCGCGACCGGCGTCTCGATATCGATCGATAGCGCGACCGGGATCTACACCATCAGCGCCATGTCAGCATCGCAGGGCGAGGCGGTGCTTCGCGCGACCTATGGCGCGATGATCATCGATCGGGTCTATTCCATCGCCAAGAGCATCGCGGGCGCGACCGGAACAACCGGGACCGCTGGCGCCAATGCCAAGACCCTTACGTTGATCAGCGACCGGCAGACGATCTACTATGACGCGGCGGGCGCTGCATCGCCATCGACGCAGACCACCACGTTCACGACGAACAAGCAGAACACCACCGCAACGGTAAACTGGTCGGTGACCGACGCTGCCGGTGTAGCGCGCACTCCGGTTACGTCCTACCTGTCTGCTTCGACCGGCGACAGCGTGACTATGACCGAAGCGCAGTTCGCCTCGGCGCGCAACGGAACGAGCGGAGTCATCATCACCGCCAGCCTGACCGATGGAACGACGATCACCGATAAGATCAGCGTCGTCCGCGTGCAGCAGGGTGCGACCGGGGCTAACGGTACGAATGGCACGAACGGGACGGATGGGCGCAACAATGCGACGGTCTACCTCTATCAGCGCGCCGCCTCGACGCCATCCGCTCCGAGCGGGACATTCACCTATACCTTCGCGACCGGCGCGCTCAGCGGCGGGACGCCTGGTTCATGGACGCAGGCTATCCCGGCGGCGGATGGGAACCCGCTATGGGTGATTGCCGCCGTGGCATCAGCGAGTACCGCAACGGCAAGTGTGACGGCTGCATCCTTCACCAGTCCGGTGATCGACAGCGGCGCGGGGCTTAACCAGGCGACGGTGCGGCTCTACCAGCGTTCTTCCTCTGCCCCGGCGGTTCCGGCTTCCACGCTGACCTACACCTTTTCGACCGGCGCCTTGAGCGGAACGCTCGGTAGCTGGTCGACGGCTGTGCCTTCTGGCTCCAATCCGCTTTACACGACGCAGGCGACTGCCCTCGGAACTGGCGCAACCGACACGATCCTGACCGGCGAATGGTCAGCGCCGGTTGTCATGGCCCAAGACGGCGCGACCGGCGCGACCGGCGCGGCGGGAACCAACGGCCTCAACAATGCCGTGGTGACGCTTTACAAGCGCGGCGCGACCTCACCCTCGGTTCCCTTCGGCACCTTCACCTACACCTTCGCGACGGGTGCGCTGACGGGCGGGACAATCAACGGCTGGACTTCCGATATTCCGGCGACGGATGGCAATCCGCTCTGGTCAATCACCGCTCTGGCATCGTCGAATACCTCGACCGCAAGCATCGCAGCCGCCAGCTTTACCGCCCCGGCCAAGGTCATGCAGGACGGCGCGACGGGCACTGCTGGAACCTCGGCGCTCTCGATCGTCGTCACCAAGAAGTCTGTCTCACTTCCGGCCTACGCGAACGGCGATGTGACCGATTTCAGCCCAGCGACGGGGCAGCTCACCGTCTATCTCGGCAATACCGATGTCACCGCCTCGGCCACGCTTTCGGCCACGGCATCGGGGTGCACCGGCACGATCAACACCGCGACAAATACGCCGGTATCGAGCCAGCCCAAGGGCTATTACCGCGTCACGGCCATGTCGGCTGACACGGCCACGCTGACATTGACCGCGACCTATAGCGGCCAGACGTTGACCGAGGTGTTCGCGCTCTCCAAGGCTAAGGGCGGATATGAGATTGTCGGCGCGCTCCCCACCACGAACCTGTTTGAAGGCTGGGTCGTCTACCTGTCAACGGACGACAAGCTCTATCGCTATACCGGATCGGCTTGGATTTCGGCGGTGGCCGCCGTGGACATCACCGGCACGATCACTACCACTCAAATCACCGACGACGCGGTGACCACCGCCAAGATTGCCGCGAATGCGGTGACGGCAAGCGAGATCGCGGCGAACGCCGTGACAGCGACGGCCATCGCCACCGATGCCGTGACCGCCAATAAGATTCAGGCGGGGGCGGTAACGGCCGCCAAGATCAGCGTGACCAGTCTGTCGGCTATCACCGCTGACGTCGGTCTGCTGCGTACCGCCAGCTCGGGCGCGCGCTCCGAGATCGAGGCCAATCAGATTCGCGTCTATGACAGCGCCGGGACCATGCGGGTCCGTATCGGCGTCTGGTAAAGGAGAACATCGATGCTTTCCGTGATCCTGGCCGCAGCGCTTGCGCAGTCTCCCCTTCTGATCGTCATCGACAACCGTGCTGAAAGTTGTGACGTATCGAGCCGCATTGCCGAGGGTAATCGGCGCCGCGCCAGGATCGAAGCCTATCAGCTCGCCAAGCAGGCTCGTGCCGAGGGCCGCGAGGCGCGGATTATCACTCTGGAGCCCGGCGACCGACAGATCAGCGACGGCGTCACTCTTCGCGCTGATTGCAGGTGATCCATGCCGTCCGGGATGCAGGTCTGGGACAGTGTCGGAACACTGGTTTTCGACAGCACTGTTGCTGACGTGGGTTGTCCGGTCGAAGTCGTGACATCGACGACCAGCAGCCAGACCAAGAACTACACCTTGTTCGCTGGGCGAACCGCACTGGTCCTGAATGCGCGCGGATTTGGAGCAACCCCGACCCCTTCCTATGGCTCAGGCTACCCTTCGATCACGTTCCCGGCTACCGGGACTGATGGAGAGAAAGCCTGGCTCGTCATCATGTATTGAGGCAAGGCGATGGCGGCAGGAATCGAAATCATCAACCCATCGGGCAAGTTGATCCTGTCTGCGGAAGGTGTTGGCTATCGCTACCTCGGTCAGCCGACTCTGATCGCGTCCGGGTCGATCGTGAAATACCACTACACGACGCCGCCCTATGACTTCTGGTACGGGGACGTGATCCCATACGAATACGAAATCACGCTGCCAAATGCGGGCGTTCCGCTCGTCGGCGTGAAACTGACAAGTTCTGCTCTGGTCGAAGTGACGGACGTTTGGCGCAAGAGCGGGAATACATGGGGGATTAAGGTCCAGTCGATCGCCACCAGCGGGAGCCTCGACAGCATCAACTCCATGACGCTCACCGCGCCAGACGTCTACGTGTTCTGCCCATTCGACAACAGCGATAACACGGCAGGCGCTGGGGTACAGCTGTTCGATTCCTCGGGCAACCTGACGTTCTCGACCAAGCACAAGCCGCTGTGGATCAGGCAGGGCATCAGCTTTGCGGCAGCAGCGGCAACCTATACCGGCAACCCGTCCTATACGTGGAGCAATCAGACCCTCTACGATAACGGCCAGAGCGCATCTTGGACCTCGCTGACATTCCCGATCATCGTGAATGCCGGAGGCAATGCCGAGGCGCGCGGGATCAAGTTTGGATCGAGCGAGACGATCTATACCGGCAGCGCTGGCTTCACTATTTCCGGCTCGACCATGTACCGAAAACGCTACCTGTTTCAGCAGGAGACGCGCATCTGGGAGACCGACGACGACCTTGAGTTCACCACTTACGACACGGTCGTGCTGGTGGTTGACGGGGCCGTTCTCTAAGCGGCGGTAATCCCAAACCAACTCATTGGGCTAGGCCTGATTGTTGTAGATCGGGGGGCTTTATGACCGTTGCGGACTTGCCATGGCCAACATTCTGATCGGCATTGGATGCGCCCTCGGGGCCATCACTCTCATCGGTTGGATGATCCACCGCGTCTGCATCCTACCCGTCGAGCGCGCGCTTGATGACGCATTCGGCGGCGACAAATGACCCCGACACACGACGATTTGGAACGCTCCCTAGGCCGCGT